GAAGCTCTTCCGATCTGGAGAAAGGGAAGGAATCTGTATGGACGATAATTTTTTACCAAACTTTTTGTTTGGTAGTGACTTTGACAATGTAAGGTTGCACGAAGAAAATAAATTGTTGAAACAACAAATTGAACAGTTGCAAAATCAACTGAAGAGCCTTACTGTTACGTTCGAACAGGAAACTGGTCGAGAAGTCAGCATTTAAATTTAATAAAGAAAGAGGTTAGGATGCCAGACATCAATAAATATTCTTCTGTCTCAATATCAAAGGAGGCGTATAAAGAATTGAACTTAGTTAAAAAACATATGTCTGATGAACTCGGAGTTACGTTTTCGTTGGCAAAACTTATTGAACATTTAGCAAAAGAGAAAGTAAAGAATCTAAAGTTGAATGGACATTCAAACAACTAAATCTGGCCCGCCGTCTTTGATTACAGAGAGGTACGCGTATGGCGAAATACGAAGAAAAACGGTCGACGGGCGCCGTCACTACGAAGGTGAAGGAAGGTTTCTTCCATCTGTTACAACTATTATCAGTCATACAAAAACAGAAAAAGCGCAAGAAGGTTTACAAAAGTGGCGCGCTAGAGTTGGCGAAGAGGCGGCAGAGGAGATTAAGAAACAAGCAGCGTCAGTAGGAACAGCTATGCACAAGTTTCTTGAATGCCACATCAAAGGCGTTGGTTACGACGATATCACAAACGTAGGCATAATTGGCAAACGGATGGCAAAAGTCATCATCGAAAAAGGTTTACATGTGATGGATGAATACTGGGGCTGTGAGGTTCCTGTATACTATCCGACATTTTACGGTGGCACAGCAGACTGCACAGGTGTGTGGGCAGACAAACCAGCCGTTTTAGATTTTAAACAGACAAACAAACCCAAAAAAGAAGAGTGGATAGAAGATTATTTTGTGCAGCTCGCAGCGTATGCTATGGCACACGATGCGTTGTATAAAACTAATATTGAGGCAGGTGTTGTCTTGATGGCCTCGAGAGGATTAACTTTGCAGACATTCACGTTGACTGGAGATCGGTTAGATGATTATAAATATAAATGGTTAAAAAGATGTGAGAGGTACTACAATGAATAGAGAATTAGAACAGAGAAAAGAAATACCATCAGTTAAAGGAACAAGTATTCCAAGGTGGAATGCGAAAGAAATGATGCAGGTTTTACAAAATTTTTGTAAAGATGAGTCCGCATCTAGTGCAAAAATAGTCGTGGCTCTGCCTCGTGGTCGGTCTCACGATCAAAACAATTTTCACATTGCAGAAATTAAATTAATGGATAATCCAATTATTGGTGCCAAAGATAAGAAACAACTGGTAATGTTTTTAGTATGACCTGGAGGATGTTTATAGAGGTGACAGCGATTGTATTGCTTGCAACGATTGTTATACAGAACACAAATTTTTTGAACGCAGACTGGTGCGCGCCAGAGATTGATATCTTGCGCAAGCAGATATCTGAGATACACACGGAGCTCGTTCCGTGAAGAGAAGCAAATTTTTTAGTAGTGAGCATATTACTAAAAAGAGAGTGAAGAGGCCAGGCAGGCATGCAAAAAGGCCAAACAAAAAGTTTAACAAAAAGAAAAGTCGAGGACAAGGAAGAAAAAAATAGAAAGGACAAAAAGAAAGATGGAAAAACGAACAAAAGTAAGTCAAAAACACCAACAAATTTTACAAAGGCTCATAAGACTGCCCGTTGGATTAAAGAAAATTAAAAATGAAAAGACGCGTGAAAGCGGTTTTAAGTTCATGAGAGAGAATGTGCGCTCTCCATGGAAGCAGTTTGAAATGATAGCGCCGAAGAGAAATGATCGCAACAGAGACCCAAATCGTCTTAGCTCAGAAATACAAAAGGCAACGGAAACTGCAATGACAGTGTCTGATATATATCACGAACCGTACGCTGATGGTTTTCTTTGGCAAAACGGAGCGTTTGACGAAGATAATTTACTTGCGTACGCTTTAAAATACAAAACCAGTGTAAACGAAATTAAGAAAGAGTTGATGCCAGAAGTCATGGAGTTTTGCGATACTGTCTATGAGCATTTAAGAGACTTTGCAACAGACGCTCAACTTGCTCAAAAGTATCACATGGAAATGAGCGATGATAGACTATATAGCAACTCTCAATATGAAACATTGATCCAAGATGTGAAGTTTTTCTTACCTCAAGAAAAACTTTTATTAACCGTCACTTATTTAGAAGCAGAGTCATCAAAAGAAGCTACTTATTTTCATTTATTTAATCAAATAAAATTAGACAAAGAAAATAATGAAATTACATATAAAGTCAGAACCGTTATTTATATGTATAAAATGTTTTGTCTAGTCCCGACAGAATATACAAGCACCCACAAAATGGACAAGTGTGATTCTAAACTTCGCGCTCAAGAAATACATACTGGTGATTTTTACATGCCAGGTTGGTTTGGAAAAAATTACGTGGAGCACGATGCGGACGAGGCTGTCCTGAAAAAACACTCAGTGGGCGCTAATTTTTATTTGCATTGTTTATTAATTTCTTTAAAGCATGAACTCATTCCGCAGGCTATTGTAGAAACACCAGGGGTAGAACCAGGTGTAGTTAAAGAAAATTTAACCTTAAAAAAGAACAGTGATTTAAGATTTGAACCCAAATGGAGGTACACTACGATCGTTTTAAGAGACGTTAATCCAGAACGTCAAGAAGGCCCTAAAATAATTGCGGATCCCAACAAGCCAAAAACGCGTAGAGCTTTTCATGCTGTAAATATGCACCCAAGAAAAACTGCTAAAGGTTATACGTGGGTGCGAGCTCACTTTAGAGGAGATAAATCACTAGGTGTAACAGCACATGATTACGATATAAGAGTGAATTAATTGAACAAGGAGGAAACGATAATGGAAAGAATAGCTATAAAAATTAGGAAGATAGAAACGCTTCTTAATCAACCACTTCAGTCCGATACACGACGGATATGGTTAGGGCATCTGCAATCTTTACACGAAATGATGAAAGAAAAAGAGGCAGAACGAGTGCAAGCATTGGCTCGTTTGGGTGGCGCTTGGATAAAGTAAATGTTTCAGGAGACAAAAAAGTGTCAAGAATGTGGCGAAAGCTTTCAAATCTTTCATATTGTTCAGAGGCAGAAGAAATACTGTAGTTACGACTGTGCTACCGTAAAATCTAAGGCAAAGACCAAGGCAAAACGCAAAAAATGACCGAAAACCGCCGATTGTTGGACAACGGGCGACGGGGAGTTCCATATGGTATATTTACAGTATAGACATTTTTCGAATGAGCTTGAGTAAAAGGTTACTACTTACTACATTAGTATAAATATCCTCTATAGGCCTTGTGTAGCCTCAAATTCTTTGTAGAAGGTTCTGTAGAAACTAGCACTTTTAGGTTACTACAAATTATTACTCTTGACCCTGTCTCGAACAGAGCGTTATATGTGTAGATGAAAAGAAAGTTGAAGAATATTGAGACAGTAGAGCCAAATGGCAGACCTACTTCAGTCAAAGTAGGCTACCGAGATATACAGATTAAGTATATAAAACCAGATTTTATCTTAGACGATATGACTGAGAGTTACGGAGAGTATCGACCAAGAGAGGGAGTCATACTGATCCAAGATTCTTTATGCGGACAAGAAAGGTGCAACACCACTTGGCATGAGATTTTACATGCAATAGTCTACATCTTTAGTCTTAACCAAGCAAATGGACCATTGAAAGAGGATGATGCAGAGGAACTTGTGGTAAACACTGTATCTAACGCTATGATGGGGGTGTATCGAGATAATCCTTGGTTACTGGATATGTTGAAAAAACATCTTAATTCGACAGAAACTTAATTTTTTATCTTCTTGTCCTCGACAACTTCACCTTCCACGATCTTCATATCACGCATTAATTCTGCTAATTTCTGATCGAGTTCTTCTTCTGTAAGCTGTTCTAACTTTCCGTGTTTAATAATTTTTTGATCAATGTAGAGGCCTGCTGCTTTACCTCGAGCCACCTCTGCCTGGACAGCAGCGGAGTAAGATCCTTGCTCTAGTGCTTTGTCACGTATGGTCTGTAATTCTTTAAAATGTTTGTGGATACTAACATCATACTTCTTGTAGAACTCTTCACGCAATTCTCTTATGTGGTCAGCAACGAGCGGGTAATATTTAGGATTCTGTAACAAAGACGCTTTTTGCCTGGCAGATCCTTTTGGATACCCAGCGTTGATCGCAGCTTCTGTGGCTGTAATCCGGCCTTCATTGTATACGAGTTCCTTCACGAAAAGAATTTGTCTGTCTGTAAGTCTTTTTTGTAACCCCACGCTTGCGCCTTTCAAAGCTTACGCCTGCGTCTTCCCCACGCTTGCGCCTTTCGATTGTATTCTTTTTCTTCTTGTTGCCAAAATATCACACAGCCGACAAAAATACAAGTATTGGTAATTTACGCTTGACACAACATCTAGTAGCTTTCTGAACATAATTACTAAATATAGTTCATACACTATCTTGTGTCAAGTACTTTCTAGCACACCAAATATAGTGTTGTTTTTATCCACAAATTTTTTTATTTTTTGTATTTACAAATGCTATCGAATACTACAATCTACTATTATTAATTAGAAGAAAGAGAGAGATATGATTAATAAAATTAAAAACACTGACGATATCAAAACTTTCGTCAATTATCTTTTTGATAAAAACATTAATTTTCATTTTGATGATGATTTTGCAGATTATGTAGATGATCTTGGAGCTCAATCATTTACAATTAAAGAGGCAGAAAAATTAAATTCTTTGATGAGCCAGGCAGCGAAGGTAGATAAAAACTTTTTAGAAACCTATGCTGTGTCAGAGTTTGAAAAAAGATTTAAGGGGGAAGAATGAGCTACATAAAAAGAAATGCTTATGATCAAGCAGAGAAAAAAATCGATCAATATGCGTCATACTTAATACACAATGTGATAACTTATAAAGAGGCTGTGGAAGATTTATTGGCAGATCCAATCGTGACTGTTTTTTTCAATAAGCAAGAGATAGAAAAAGTGTTATCCTTTGAATTACAGAGAGGGGAGACAGTGCAATGAAAACTAGCTGGTGGAGTTTAACAATACAAGACTATCCTAACTATGAACCTAATGATATTGATTTAGAGCATATTGCAGAGTTAATAAAGCAAGGCTACGATGGAGGTCAATTAGTACAAGAGGAGGAGTCTGATGAATAAAGAAGATTTAGACTATGATCAGCTAGAAGTTAAAGTTTATGTCACTTACAAAGGAAAAGAATGGGACAACTTCGAAGTGTCAGACGAAAGTCTGTACAGTATCTACGAGGATATAGATCAATATTTGGAGGACAGTCAATGAGTAAAGCAATAGTTGAGCAAGACGAAATTTTTGAATACAATGTTGACGTTGGCTACGAAGAAAACTTTGAAAAGTGGTTGCGTTGGAACAACAGAGAAAGAAGGATATATGGCGAGAAAGAAAGAACAGTCGAAGAGGCCAAGAAAATTTTTAATTCAATCTATGGAGGTGTGTGATGACAGGTGATATGTGGTGTTATGTTATATTGTTTTGCGCTGTGGGATATTTTTCTACGCATTTTGCAAATTACTTGGTCGGAGTTTTAGTTTGAGAGTATTAAGTTTATTTGATGGAATGAGTTGTGGCCAGATTGCTTTGAACAAATTAGGCCTAAAAGATTATACGTACTATGCAAGTGAGATTGATAAGTATGCTATGCAGATCACACAAAAAAATTTTCCAGAAACTATCCAAGTCGGGGATGTCACGCAACTAAAGTCAGAAGATTTTACAAATATTGATCTTATGTTTGCGGGCAGCCCGTGCCAAGGATTTTCGTTTGCGGGCAAGCAACTTGCTTTTGATGACCCTAGATCAAAATTGTTTTTTGAGTTTGTGAGATTGTTGAAAAAAGTGAAACCAAAATATTTCTTACTAGAAAACGTTAGAATGAAGAAAGAGTATTTAGATGTTATATCAGATCAGGTCGGAGCTCAGCCCACTTTGATCAATAGTGCTTTATTGTCTGCGCAAAGCAGACAAAGATATTACTGGACTAATATACCCTTTGACAAAAATATAGAGGACAGAGGGATAGTATTGAGAGATATTTTAGAGACTGAGCCTGGAAGTGAGTTTATTTATGGACAAAAATCTATTCAGTATATGGAAAAAGGTAATCCGAAGTGGCAACAAGCAGGTAAAAGAAGAGCAGATCGGTACGAACAAACAGCCGACAAAGAAAAATCTTTTGCAATAACTGCGAACTGGCACAAAGGCGTACCATATAATTATTTTAAAGAAACTAAACCAAAACAAGTAGGCAAGATCAACAAAGGCGGACAAGGCGATAGAATATATTCAACAGACGGCAAAGGCATAAGTCTGTCTGCTCAAAGTGGTGGGACAGCCAGTAATGGAAATATGCTCATCCAGGTTGGTATCGCTGCCGACATAAAAGGGTATGATATCATCAAGAGAGTGTACAGTCCTGAAGGCAAGTCACCTACTTTAACAACTATGGGAGGAGGACACAGAGAACCGAAAGTTGCTGTTCAATCGTATCGAGAAGTTAGAACAGAAGAGGCTAAGCAAATAAGAAAAATGACAAGACAAAAAACGGGGAAAGATCATACTCCGTACAGATCAAAAAGACTTGAACCAAGAACAGATGGTAAGGTTGGCACAGTCACTCCGTCTCTAAATAATGATCATAAGATAAGCATTCAACAAGTTAACCCAAGTCGAGAGGCAGCGGGTAAACAGCCTTATATTCAAAACAGAGTTTTTAGTGAGGAGGGCAAGTCCCACGCATTGACAGCCTCTTTTGCTAGTCGCACGAATGTTGAAACAAAATCTAAAATCAGAGATAAGTCCAAGACCGTTCGGTCTGGTGGCAGAGGGTCGTATGATCGGCACGAATGGGATAGTGTGGACGAATTACATTGGCGCAAACTTACTCCTTTAGAGTGCGAAAGACTTCAGACTGTCCCAGATAACTATACAGAGGGTGTGTCCAATACTCAAAGATACAAGATGTTGGGTAATGGTTGGACTGTAGATGTTATCGCACATATTTTAAAAAGTTTAATAAAAAGCTAGACAATATTACTATAAAGTGCTATAATGTTTTTATTAATAAAGTAAAGAAAGCGAGGAATTATGTACCTAGTAATAAAACAAGATAGTTGGAGTGGTGGCTCTAAATACTATACCATTTCTATGCACACTAAAGATTACGATCTAGCGGTGGAGTATGCGAGATGTAAACAAAAAGAAGCTTTGGAAAAAGACAATGACTATGACTATGCAGTTGTTGAGTTTCCAGAAGTATTTGCGGGTGTGTCCGAAGAGGCTGAAACACGCAAAGATATAAACTAAAACTACCTTTATTTAAAAACTAAAGAGGGGCAAAAATGCCCCTCTTTTTTTGCCTAATTCAATCTTGATGTTACCGTAAAAAAATTGTTACTGTTCTGGTGTGAAATCAGAGCAAAAATTATGGCAGCTTGTTAAATCTAAAACCAAGTTAATTCGTTGGAATAGAATAGAAAATGCTATAAATAGTGGCATTCCTGATCTGCTTGGGAGCTCGCCAGGCTCTAATTTTTTTACTGTTGAATTAAAGGTTACTTACGATAACAAAACGATACGTTTCTCCCCTCACCAAATCGCTTGGCACAAGACAAATCACGGTGCTAAATTTATTATGATTTTGGCCCTCAGTCCGTCGTCCGTAAAACTTTTTGACAGTTCAATCGCCTGCAAACCTCGCCCGAAGGTCGACGACTATCGTCCGTTGGGCGTCGTCCGCCAGGTGGCGGACGACGCCCAGTGGGCGGAGCT